GGTCTTCAAAGTCGCTCACAAGAATATCAAAACCCATCTTGTATGCGTCTTGAATAAATTGGTAAGAGTTGTCCAAATAGTTTCTGGCGGTGTCAGCGTTCAGGGCGCGAAAGATACCGACACGCCCCTTGGCGTGATGCATAAGGAATACAGTATTGCCTTCGCGATAGGTGCTTGTGCCCTCCATGTTCATCTCTTTTACGAGAGATGCATAGACCTGCTCCGCAGAATACTTAGACTTAGTCTGCTGTGCCGCAATCAGCAAGACCGCCTCAACACTCAGTTCTTTCTTTTTGCTATCGGTCAGCATCACAGCCCCTTAAATATTGCGGCGGAATAGATGTTGCCCATCCCAGCCGCCAGACTCATTATCAAACCATCAGGGGGACTTGTCGATTCCGAAAGGAATACCGAATCGCTTTCAGTTCGGTTCTCAATCGCTGGCACAAATCCCGACTTGATGTCGCCCAACAATAATAAAGTTTCAAGGAGTCCACTGCTTCCCATCGTATGACCAATCTTCTGCTTATACGAGGTCGCGATGAATCCTTGTAGCGTTTGGTTCAAGGCGCACTTTTCGGCCTTGTTGTTGGACGCTGTTCCAGTTCCGTGGGTTTTAACGATTTTAATCTCATCTGCCCGAATATGGGAATAGTGCAATACGCCTTCAATAACCTTTTTGAAGCCCTCACCATCCTCACACTGTCCAATCGCGTTTGTAGAGCGTTCTGACGCGTTGTAGGCACCAATCAGGGCGGCGTGTGGGGTAACCCGCTGGCGGGAAACGGCACTCTCGGACTCAAACACCGCAAAAGCGGCTCCCTGACCAACCCTAAACCCAGCGTTTACCGAGTCAAAAGCGGATGGCTTTATGCCTTCCTGTTCCTGCTTTTCGGTCAATACCGCCTTGGAGTCACCAAAGAACTCCAGCACGGCGTTTGAGACACCGTCCTCCACAGTCAGCACAATGACGCGGTCATAGTCGTAAAAGTCGATCAGGTTAACCACATCCATCATTACCTTGAGGCTAGAAGCGCAGGCCGAGGAGTCGGTGGTCACCATATCCATGTCACCGCAGGACTGGGCTATACGGCCAGCGTAGACCTGAGTCAGGGTGAACGGCAGGAACTTGTAGGTGTAAGTCAGGCGCGAGTCGTAAGGACGCTGGCCGATACCAGCAAAGTGCGCATTGCCTGCGGCCAAGATGAATGCCGTCTTGCCTACTGGGTTCTCCCGCAGGTAGGTCAGCAACTCAGGATCAAGCACCTTCTCGGCCAACTTATGGGGGACGTAGACCAAGCCAGACTTGGCTCGGTTGTAAGTTTCAGGAAACCAGTTGACCTTCTGGGGGTAGACGATGTCGTCAAACAACTCGACATTGGTTGTGGAGGCGGTGCGGTAGTGGGTCAGAAAGATCATTTGCAAGCCTCGGCCACTTCTTCCATTGAGGCAGGTTCTTTGGTTTTGTTTGCCATCACGAGGTCGTGCAACTCTTGCACAGACGCTGGCGTCCACTCTTTGCTGACTGCGTCTTCAATTCCATAGAGGTCGTCGAAGTACATCAACATAACCAAACCATCGAGACTGTCCAACCCAATTTCCTGAAAAGTATTTTCCATTGCGTCTGCGATGGCAACTTTGGCGTGAGCGGGTCGAGCGACCTTTGCTACATAGTTGAAAATCTCGATGAACTCTATCATTGGTCTGGGCCTTCTGTGGGCTGGTTGACAGCGCCAACCAAAGCCGACGCCCAATCCTGCCAGTTGTTATAGATATAGGGGCCGGGGATGCCCTCATTCGTGAAGACATCAATTGCCTTTAACCCAGCCGCCCACTGATACCAATCTGTTCGAGAGTCAGGGATCACCAACTGCTGACCCGCATACGCCTCGCACATCAGCGCCGCCCACGACTCAAAGGTGTGAAACCGAGGATCATAGACAACCGCAAGAGCCATCTTAACCTCCGTATGGGCGTGTATCGCCGACGGTTGCGTTTAATAGCACCTTACCCATCTGGTAATCACCACCCTGAATATTGCTTGTAAACCGCAACCGTATCTCTCGGCGTTGCTCACGCATATCAATCTTGCCTGTCGTTGGCTCAAAGGCAAACGGGTCGGAGATCACATCTTGCGATTGAGCAAACGGGCGACCTGTAACCTGTACAGTCATCGTACCTTCCTGAATAAAGTCAGGCTCAATCCGCTCAATGCGCAACCAGTAGTTGTCGCCCACTGGGGAGGTCTGCGCTGGGCCACCCTGCACCCAGCCAAGGTCAGAGGTCTCAAAAAAACTCTCGATGGCGTTTACATTGGTGTTGTTGATCTCGTCAGTGCCAATTTCATGTTGCCACAGCGTTACGCGACCAGCCGTTGTATTGAATGATGCAGTCACGGTTGCAGATGCACTTGCTGGGTTGGTCAGCGTAACCGTAAAGAATCCAGCCGTAGCACTAGGAACGATTGCCGTGATGATCGAATTTGCTGGAATGCCTGCGGCGATCACCAACTGTCCAACCGCAATTTGGTTTGTCTGCGGAACTTCAATGTTTGCGTTTGTGTTGATCGTTGTAATGGAGGATGAAAAAACTTCCTCAACCGTGCTTAAAGTTGCGCCTGCATTGATTGGGTATTTGAACACCTGAGAGAAGTAGCCAGCGGTGCGGGTTGCGCCATCAGAGAACCCAGCGTCGTACCAGCAGTTCTCGCGGATGTTGTAGATGACCGCGTTGTTGCACTCTTCTGAATCGCCAGAAGGATAGAACCACCAGATTTCACCGTAGCGAGGAACCTTGGTTGCCCAGACCTTTTGACGCTGTGCATAGTTCAGATTGTCAAAAAAGTAGTTCTGGTTGAAGGTGTTTGGAATCTCTTTCACCACACCGTTGTAAAGCAGGAAGCGGTCAACGCCACACCAGTAGTAGATGCCGTCGTACTCAATCACAGACTGGCTCGACAAAATCGAAGACTGCGAAGAAATGATGTCATAGCGCCAGAAGAAGGTCTGGGGCGTTCCAGCGACCGTCACTGTTGTTGGGGTGTATGAAACTCGAATCAAAGAATCAAGCGCCCAGAACAATCCAGAAGGCGCGTTAGAGCCGCCTCGCACTGGCAAGCCCTTGACGATCTTGGTGGAGGCCACATTGACCTCGTTTGCGTCTGGGCCGTTCCAATCAAATGGATTGCCAGCAACAGAGTTCTTAATCAGGCCGTTGTCTCCATACACGAACACATACGGGTGCAAGACAACCACACCGCCCGCAACCTCAATGATGTCGCCTGTTGGGGTTGTGCCAGATGTGTCCGTCAATGGGGAAAGAACCGTTCCGTTGATATTTCCAGCCAGCACAGGGGTATTAACTGTTTGGTCAATCTGCGCCAAGTTCTGCCCGGGGTGCGCCAGCAACAACTGATTGCCAGAGCCTTGAGCATCAAAAGATGAATCAATCTGCCACAGGTTCAAGTCGCTTGGTGTAAAGCCGCTGTTGATTGTGGCAACCTTGACAGAAAAACCGCTACCAGTCCCGCCAATGCTTGCGGCTGTTGCGCTCAAGGTGTTGCCAACAACATACCCATTGCCAGCAGTCGTAATGGTCACTGTGGTCACAGAACCGCCAGACACCACGATGGTGGCCTTGGCCCCAGAACCAGAGCCGCCAGTCAAGGTCACATTTGTGTATGTGCCGTTTGTGTACAGCGTACCGCCAACCAATGTGTTGGTCGTAAGGATCAGACCAGTGAATGTGAACTCATTAACTCCCGCGCCCACGCCAGCGTTGTCAATGTTTACAACTTCAAAGCCGTTGTTGTAGCCATTGAAAATTTGGTTAATGCCGTCTACAGAGTTGACATAAATGCCGCGAGAGTAACCAAACACATCATTTGTGATGGCGCGGTAGCCACCTATCTTGCGGGGTCGGTTACGCTGAAACCGAACCCATTTACCAGCGGTATAAAAGTTCAAGTCAAAAATAGTGCCATCCCTCTGAAGTCCAGCAAGGGTGTCAATCGTAAGAACTTTTTTGGTCAAGTGAATACTCCGCCTGAAACGCCACCCGTAAAGTTACCCGTGCCAACAATTGCCAAGCCAGATGCCGACAAGGTGGAGCGCAACACGCCAAGAATTGCATGGTTAAACTCACCAGAGGCGGCGCGATAAATACCAGTCGTTGGCTCAGACGCAAAGTTCAACGAAGGGTTAGAAACCGTACCGTTGAGCAAACTGATGGCCGAAGAACCAGCCAGTACGGTGTTGGCGTTCAACAAGTTCACCGAGTCGCAAATCAGCGTGGCTTGATTACCTGCGGCAATCGTGGCCGTAGACGCACCACCCACGCCTGTGCTGATCGTTAAGGTAAACCCACCAGCAGTCGTTGCGTTCTGGATGTAGTAAACCTGCACCGTCTGAGGAACAATGATGGTCACATTGCCTGTCAGGGTTCCTGTGTACTTCTGAATCACATTAGACGCTTCCGCAGAAGTCAATGTGTAACTGCCAGTAGTGACACTCTTGGTCAACTGAGTAAAAGCAAACTGAGTTGATTTGCCAAGGCCAACGGTGTAGAAGGTTGAGCCACTGCACACAATAATTGCAGAATCAGCAGGCTGAAAAATTAACGAAGCAGAACCGTTGATGGTGTTTCCGCCAGTTCCAGCAACAGTCAAGGCACCAGTTCCATTGTTGCGCAAGAACATGAACCAGTTATCGCCAAGGGTAGACGCGGCTGATAGCGTCAAAGTACCAGCACCACCCGTCCACACATAAGTGTTAGAGCGGTCTGTTGTCAGTGCCGTGTAATCGCTAGAAAAGGTGGTGACAGGCTGGGACTGGTTCAGCGTCTGACCAATCGCCAGCAAGCCGTATCCAGCCAGCGTGGCCGCATCAGCACCAGAAGAGCCAATACCATAGGCAATGATTCCCCAAGTGCCTGCTGTGGTTGGATTGGCCGTGATGTAGATGTACTGGGCTTCGCCAGCGGCTATAGACACAATGGTGTTGAGGCCAGTGTAGTCCTTGACCAGCAAAGCAACAGCGCCCACATTTCGGATCAACGCATCTTGGCCGACAGAAGCCTGATTGGCTGGCGGCATCCACAACTCGTTTGCAGTAGATGCAGTTGACACCTCCATGATTCGAGCGGCGGCATCATCAGTCGAAGTCCCGTTGATAGGCCACTCCAACTGTAAGTCAGCGGTCAGAGTAATTCGGCGATAAGAGACATCCGTTGGCTGGATGACATTACCTGTGAAGGGGCTGTTATATGACATGATCAGGTATCCAATACTGCGGCTTGACGGTCACCAATACGCTGGACATCCTCTTGCTTGAGGGTCTGCATGATCTGGTCGTAATTTGCTTGCCACATGGGCATCCGCTCGTCGTTCTTGAGGAACGGCATAGACTGCAAAAGAGCGCCATACAGCAATGCCTGCGGGGCGTAGATGGTGAACCAATTTGTTTGGTTGGAAGAATCGAGCGGTTGAATCCGCTCGTAGTACAACACCTCAAAGGTGTAAGCGGCGGCAGGCGTAGGAACCACCAGCCAGTGTGTGTAGTCGTAGTCGCCGTAATATGCGGGCACGCCTGTCTCTGTGGCATCAGGCCAATACTCACGCAGGTACTCATACTTGCGAAGCAAGACAGGGGTGCGGCTACCAGCCACCACCACATTCATTGAAACGGTTTTGTGCCAACGGGCAGGCTTGTCAATGACCGCCTGAGTGGCCGTCATCGTGCTAGTGCTGACCGTCAGGTTACCCAAAAACTTGATCTGGCTGGCAATGATCTGCTCGGCCAGCATGATGAAAAGAGGGATTTTCTCAAGGGTAGCGGTGTCGGTACGCTCCAGATAAGACTGGATGTTCTCGACCAAGGAGTCGTATGTCATTACCGATGCGGTCGTCATTTTTTCTCCTTATCCGACATTGCGCTCAAAATGCGGGCAATCTACCAGCGATTTGAAATTACCACCCCAGCGGTTTTTGGGGTGCATATTCTCCCAATACGCGCCCAGCGGAGCAAGGGTTTCCTTGTTCCAGATTATCTGCCCATCCTTGAAAAAGTTCAAGTCAATAGCGCACCTCTTGAGGTGGATGGAGTTCATGGTCTTGGAGCGACCAGCCTTGACATGAAGGGCTTGCTGTTCAGGTGTGCGGGCCAACTCCCCACCAGTGACCTTAAAACCAAGGCCAGTGGCATATACGATTAGTTTGCAAGCATCCAGAAGGAATGCGGCTTGTTCGTCACTCAGGCTCATTCTTTGTCCTTTTTGCGCATTTCCATGACCTTCTCGACGGTGCGGCCACCAAAGTAGGCGGTCATCACCAACATACCCCATTGGCCGAGCAAGGCAACATATGCCTCGTTCACCTCAATGCCTGCGGCACTTAGGCCAGCAAACAGCAAATAAGCGGTCAGGATGTAGATCAGGGTGCCGGGGCGGATATTCTTCGACAGCCACGAGTCAGAGGCCATATCAGCCTGCCAACGCTTGGACACATTGTCTTCTTGGTTTGCCTGCGCCTTGAGCAGTGCCGTC